CCGCAACTGCAGTACAGAAGTCTGTTGGGTTTGCGGATCCAGCAGGACAAACTAAAGCAAAACAAAGTACATGGAACGGTGCCTTCCTCGGTATAGATTCTATAAAATAAAAGAAATAAGGTGGTGAAATAAAAAATGAGTAATGAACTTCTACAAAAAGTAATTGATACTACGAACCTCGGTTCTTCTGCAGTCAACGCTTCTACTGATTCTTCTACCCTTTCGGGTAACGGTCTCCTATATCCAGATCAAGCTAATCGCTTCTTGGATTACATGTGGGATGCAACAATTTTGGCTAAGACATCCCGTACAATTCGTATGAAGTCTAATACAACCGAGATTGATCGTGTTGCAGTTGGACAACGTATCATGACAGTCGCCCAAGAAGATAATCCTCGTGATTATACAAATTCAACAGGTGCTGGCTTCACAGCTGCAACAGCAGCATTCAATAAGGTTTCTCTTACAACACGCAAGTTGCGTCTTGACTGGGAACTTTCAGCAGAGTCTCTAGAAGACAATATTGAAGGTCCAGATCTTGAGGATCATATTGCACGTCTTATGGCTACCCAGGCAGGTAACGATATTGAAGATGTTTTGATTAACGGTACAGGAACAAGCACTGGCTTAATGTCAGCATTCGCTGGTTTCCGTACATTGGCTATTAATAACGCACACGTTGTTGATGCTAATGGTGCTGGTCTTGACAAAAACGTTTTTAACAACGCAATTAAAACAATGCCTCGTAAGTATAAGCAACGCCGTAACCAGCTCCGATTCTTCACAGGATCAAACTTGGTTCAAGATTACCTGTTCAATTTGACATCAGGTACTAGCACAGCATTCTCTCCTTTTGATATCGCTTCAGGTATCCTTCGTGGAGATGTAGCTGCTAACGACGGTGGTCCAGGTTCTGTAACTCCACTCGCATTTGGTATCCCAGTTATCAACGTTCCGTTGATCAATGAGACCCAGACATTCAGTGGTTCAGCAACAGCAGGAGATGTCCACTTGACATTCCCTCAAAACTTCATTATTGGTATCAAGCGTGATGTAACAGTCTACCGTTTGTTCCAGCCAAAGAAGGACACAATTGAATACACACTATTCATTCGTGTTGGTTGCGTAATTGAGAACTATGATGCTCACGTCATCGTTAAGAACGTTGTTGTTCAGGCTGCAGTTGGAACTGGTGCCCTTGGTGTAACCAATGGTTCTGGTATCACTGGTGGTGCAGGAACAAATACATACTAATTTTTAATTAGTTGCAAGATTAAGGGCGGGATTTAACTCCTGCCCTTAGTCATTTAATGATATAATTAACAATGACGAGAGGAAGTCAAATGTCATTTACAGAGTTAAAACTTAATGAATTAAAAAAGGTAGCAGAATCTTTTGCTGTTGATACAGAAGGTCTGAAGACAAAACAAGAAATTGTTGCTGCTATTCAAGAAGAAGGCGTAACTTATCAAATGTATGATAAGCTAAAGAATGCTGAAAAGCAAGAAATTGAAATTCCAGAATCTGAAAAGATAAAAAGAGAGAGAAAGATTATGTCAAAGACAACAAATCAAGTTCTCGTAAAAATGGAAAGAAATAATCATTCGTATGAAATTCGTGGTTATGCTTTTAGTCAAGAGCATCCATTCATGGCTATGTCAGAATCAGAAGCTCAGAGAATTTTTGATACAGAAGTTGGTTTTCGTATTGCGACTCCAAGAGAAGCACAGGAATACTACGCTTAAAAAATAAAATAGGGGGTGTTGTAAATGCAGACAATCAACACAAATAGTCAAGAAAAAATTAGTATAGAAGTATATAGTGATGGGGTTTTATCTCAAGCAGATTCTTCCCCAACACTTTCAATATATGATGCAGATAACGACACCCTACCTATAGCGGGTTTTTCAAGCCTAACATCTTATGATGAGTCTCCAACAGGAGTATATTCTTTTCTGTTGACTCCAGCAATTACAAATATCAATCGTGTTCTAGAAGCAAGATGGCATTACTTTACTAATAGTGTTCCAGTAACTCAAGTGGATTACTATCAAGTTGAAACTCCTTATTCAACAGTTTCAGAGACTTCAGACTTTTTACAGTTTGGTTCAGTTCCATCAGACCTTAATTATATTGATGAGAAAAGTATTGTAAGTGCAGAAAAAGTTGCCAGAACAATTATAGAAGGTTATACAGGTATAAAATTTTATACATATTATGGAAGCCAAGAAGTCTATGGAATTGGTGCAAGTACAATTCAGCTAACAGAAAAAATGTTAAATGTTGATAAAATTTATGAAAATCAAATATTGGTTTATGACGCTACACAGACTCCTGTGTACGATACTTTTGGATTTGGTACAGAGTTAAGTCCTTCTGGCTACCAGCTCCGCATATGGTATCCTGGCTGGCCTGATGGGTGGAATAATCAGATGGATCCAGTCATTTATGATTATGGTCGTTTTAGAGATCAATACCTATATAAATTTACAGGACAAATTGGATTTAAGTATGTTCCAGAAGATATTAAACTTGCATCTATGCTTTTAATTAATGATATTCTTTCAAATGATTATAACTGGAGGAATAAGTATTTATCTCAGGTAAACCTCAGCGAGATATCATTTAAGATGGCTGGCGGGGCATTTAACGGTACAGGCAATATTACAGTAGACAATATTCTTGATCAATATCGTAAAACAAATATCGTGATAATCTAATGTTTAATAAAAATATGAGAAACTCATTTATGGGTTCAGTTATGAATATGAGTGCAGATGTTTATATCCAGCAAAATATTCAAGATGCAAATACGGGTGCAATAAAACGGGCTTGGGTCTATTCAAAAACTATTCAGTGTAAAATTGAACCTGTAAAAATGAAGGGTGCATCTACTAGAACAGATAATAAATCTTTTGCTAAGGGTTCAGATATGACCTATGATGAAAAATTTCAATTAAAGCTGTATTGCTTTGAACTACTTAGTAAGCGTTGGCGTATTGAAAATATAAGGTCAAGTGATGGAAAGCAAATCTTTGTTGAAATTGATAGAATATCTAGTCCAGATACTAAGTTTGAGATAACATCTTCCCACGCCCTTCTTGACCCATTTGGAAAAATTGCTTATTATGAAGCAGTTCTTCTGAGAACCGAGTTACAAGATGACCATCAATCTTGAGATTGATTCAAAAGAACTAATCGGTCAACTTGATGAGTTTATATCAAGTTTAGATGAATTACAAAGTCCCACTGTTTTATCTCAAATTGCTAAAGCTACTTTTGCTATAACAGGTGAAAGGTTTATGATCGCTGTAGATAACTATGCAAGACTAAATCCTAAAAAAATGCACCATGTTTATGAATGGGGCAAAGTGGGCGTACCTAGTGCAAGGTTATTTGTTTTAGAAAGAAGTAAAATTCTTTATGGTGATTTAGTAATTTCAGGAGTTTTCTTACCATCAAGAATGCCAGTTCCTATTAACCCAGAATTATTATTTTCAGGAAAAACTGGTAAATCTGTTTCAAGAAGAAGTGTCTTTAGAAATAAAGCAACAGTAATGGAAAACGGAACTCCAGTTTCTTTTCAAGCAAAAAGAGTTTTAGCCTTTATGGGCGGGAGCGGGATAGCATTCATTGCACCAGGAACTCAAGTTAATATCCTTCATCCTGGAGGAACAGGAACTAAAAATTCTTTTGCTTCATTTATGCTTGAGTGGTATGCTAAAAGTGGAAATGTAATTATGGAAGAGTCTGGGTTCTATGATAGACTTATCAATGATGTTTCTATAGTTTTAAATTCAAATAAACCTAGTGTTGCAGCAGTTAGAGCAGCAGTAACTAAAATTGCAGATGAAGTAGATTTGGGGGCGGTTCTTAAATGACAGTAGATTATTCAAAAGTAGCAGCATATGATGTAAGAAATGCTATATGGTTGGAATTACAGAGTTATGGTCTTCTTGATCCAAAAAACTATATGGCTGAGGGATTCAATGAACCTCTTATCCCTATTATTCCTTCCCAGCAGGTACCAGAATTTAATAACTTACTTCCAGGAAAAACATACATAACCTATGATATTGTTCAAAAGTCATATGGAGTTCAATGGTGGATCTCTGATGAAACTATGGTGATGCAAATAGTTTCAAGAAGTAATACTGAGATTTTGACTATTATTAACTTTTTAACAGACCTTTTTAGAAGGTATGAAAAATCAGCTTTAGATCTGAATATGCAAAGGACTGATGGAAGCCCGTTTAGGTTCTTATATGCAAAAGTAGAGTCTGCTAACCCAATTCAGCCATTTACAGATGAAGGCGGGTTTATGAGTGGAGACTTCTCAGCTAATTATACATATACTAGAGATGTTGATCAGGAAGCGTCTAACTCAGGCAGATATATCTAAAGTTTGAATTATACCACTTTAATGTTATGATTTTCTATGAGGAAGCAAGTTTTAACTTTTTTTGTTTTAACTTTAAAATAAAATAAGGTGGTGAAATAAAAAAAATGGCTACAAATACAAAAAACGTAATTGTTGGTGCAGCATCTATCTTTATTAGCGTTGGTAATAACACTAATTCATATGGTCGCCCTTCAACAAAATCAACAGATCTTAATAATCTTTTTGGAGCAGGTCTCCCAGCACGTCAGAGTCTTCTTGCATCGCAAGGTCAGACAACTGGTAACTTTGCATCTATGCAAGGTGGATACCGTGAAGTTGGATACACAAACACAGGACTTGAAGTTTCTTACGAGCCAACATATGGTGAAGTAATGGTTGATCAACTTTTGGACGCAGCTCGTCTATTCAAGCAAACACTTAAAGTTACGCTCAAGACAGAGCTTACAGAAGCAACTCTTGAAAATCTCCAGTTCTCATGGGGACAAATGGATTCCTACTATGTTGCAACAAATGCAAGTACAGTTACGGCTGTTCCAGCATTGATCAACAATGACTCTACAATTAGCTCAACAGATACTCCAGCAGCAACATTAAACATTGCAGCAGGTGCCCTTGGTGATGCTCCAGTAGAGCGTACACTCATTGCAGTTGGACAAGCTCCACAGCAAATTGGTACATCAATTGCAGAAAATACTCCTTCAGGTGCATCAAGCTCTGTAACAATTCCAGCAGGCTCAACAGTCTCAAGTTCACTCTTGCGTTCTAAAGAGCGTGTTTATGTTGCACGTCGTGTTGTTTCAATTGATACAACAATGCATGCTTTGAAGCGTGATGCAGCAACTGTGTTCCCAGTGAACTTCCGTTGCTTGCCTGATTCTGACTATGCTTATGCAGGTGCAGAATACGGTGTCGTTATTGACCGTGTATACGGAACTAACTAACATCTAAATACAACTTAATATAGAATTTCAAACCCCGTCAGAAATGGCGGGGTCTTGAATTTGTCCATAGGTATTATGTTGGTATAATTTAACTAATAAACAAAGGAGCTATAAAATGGCAACAACAGTATATGATATTGTAGAAATTGAACTAAGTGATGGAACTACCATTACTTTAAAGCCACTGCCTATTAAGCAGCTAAGAAAATTTATGGAAATTGTAAATGCTATGGGTATTGATGATGATAAAACTGAGCTTGATGCTATGGACCATTTTGTAGAAGCAGCAGTAGTTTGCCTAGAAGGACTAGGACGACCAGATCTTGCTAATAAAGATAAGTTTGAGGAATTGATTGAAGTTCCTACAATGATGAAAATCCTTGAGGTTGCTGGAGGACTGAAGTTGTCTGACCCAAACCTTCTGGGGGCGGCTCTAGTTGGGACGAACTAGATCTAAGCTCCTTAGAGTCTGAAGTTTTTGCTCTAGGTCATTGGAAAAATTTTGATGAGCTAGAAGCAAGTCTTTCTATACAAGAACTTAATGCTTTAATAAAATCATTAAGGGAAAAAGAAGAAAGGCAAATGAAGTTCCAAGCAGCAATGGCGGGGGTTGATCTTGATGAAAAACCTGAAGAACCAGAAGATGTTATGAAGCTTCAGAATGCTAATCTTGCATCAAGAGAAGGTTTTGGTGTAGGTGAAGGACTTGGATTTATGTCTTTAGAATAAAGGGGTGAGAACATAACTTGGCAAAAATAGAATTAAATATAGTTGCATTAGGTGATTTCTCTTCAGTCAATGCTCAAATTAAAGCTCTTCAACTACAAGTTGATTCGCTTAATAAAGGTGTAGCTGGTGTAGGTCTAGGATCTGCCCTTGTTAAAGATTTAAATGCAGCCCAATCAGCATTTAAATCAACAATGCTTTCAACTGGACAATTTACAGCTCAAACTGTTAAGATGTCTTCTGAAACAGAAAAATTTGGTCAAGCTCTTGTTGCAGGTAAGTTAAAGATTTCTGATTATTTTAATATAATTACTAATAAAGCAGGTCAAGCAAAAGCATCAATGACTTTGCTTGCTGAGTCACAAGTAAAATTACAAAACTCTGTTGTTGTTAAAAACAAGCAGGGCTTCTTGGATGTTTATACTCCAACATCATTTAATAAAATTGCTCAGGCTGAAGAACTTGTAACTATGAAGTCTGCTTTGATGCAAAAAGCAATTGATGGTGGTTCAACAGCTCTTGTTAACTTTGGTAAAAATACACAATGGGCAGGTCGTCAGTTAACTGTAGGTCTTACAATGCCTATGGTTATGTTCGGAGCAGCAGCCGTTAAATCATTTCAAGCTACAAATGTTGAATTAACAAAGTTGCAAAGACTTTATGGTGAAGGTCTTACCCCTCCAAGCCAAGCACAACTTGATAAAATTTCAGGTCAAGTCCTTAATCTAGGAAAGCAAGTTGCTCAGCAAATGGGTATTGCTCAATCTGCTACAGTTCAGGTAGCAGCTAGTTTTGCAGCTATGGGTAGGCAAGGTCAAAATCTTCTTGATACAACATATCAAACACAAAGACTTTCAAAGCTAGGTGCAGTTGATGCTACAGCAGCTACTAATACAATTGTTGCATTACAAAACGTTTATAAAGTAAGCACTAATGATCTGGCTGGTGCTGTTAACTTCTTGTCAGATATTCAAAAGCAGACAACTATGACACTTGGAGATATGACTGAGGCTATTCCTCGTGTTGGTCCAATCATGAAAGAATTGGGAGCAAGCTATAAAGATACTGCTGTCATGCTTGTTGCTATGCGTGAAGCAGGAATTCCAGCATCTCAAGCAGCCAACGCATTAAAATCTGCTATGGCATCTATAATTGCCCCAACTTCAGCAGCAACTAAAGAGTTTGCATCTTTTGGAATTAACTTAAATGCTGTAAAAACAGCAGGCGGTCCTGTACAGATGATTGAATCATTACAGCAAAGTCTGTCAAAGCTAGCCCCCCTAGCAAGAGAACAACTTATTGAAAAACTATTTGGTAAAATGCAATATGGTCGTATTTCTGCACTCCTTGACAACTTTGGAAAAGCGGGAAGTCAGACAGTAAATGCTCTTAAAATTGCAGGAGCAACATCCACTGAACTTGCAACTCTTGCAAATCAAGAAATGAAGCAAGCAACATCTTCTGTTTCTTCCCAATGGACAAGAGCACTGGAAGGGTTTAAAGCAACCCTATATCCAATTGGTCAAAAGTTTGTTGAAATGGGATCAATTGTTCTCAATGTAGCAAATAAAATTGGTAAAGCTTTTAGTGATTTACCTTCTCCACTTAAAGGCTTCTTTGGATTTCTTTTGATTGGTGCAGCCATTGCTGGACCACTTATCATGTTAACTGGTTTATTATCTAACTTTGCAGGATATCTTCTTAAAGGCGTGGGACTTGTAAGACAGCTAGCAACTGGAGGAATGACATTAAAAGAACTATTAACACCAGAAATTATTGCATCACAAAAAGCAGCAGAACTATTTTCAAATCAAATATCCAATGACGTTAGTGCTGTAGATTTATTAAATCAAGCTGTTGAAAGACTCACCGCATCACTAGCTGGAATGTCTGGTGCTATGACTACAGGCACTGGAGATGTAGCTGTAAAATCTGCAGCAGTGATTGCAGCAGCATCAAATATTGGAGGAAGATTAAGTTCTGATCAATTACCAATATTACCTTCTGTAAATATAAGAACTAATGATAATTTTCAAAAAATGGACAAAGCCCATGCTGGTATTTCAAAAACAATTTCAAAAGAAGAAGCAACAGCAATGTTGCCAGATCTTACTGCAATTCAACAAACAAGAGTTAATCAAGCACTCAGTGCTATAGAAACTGGTGCTGTAAAAGAAGAAGAAGTTCTATTTAACTTGTTAGATAATTTTGTTTTAAATTTAAGCCATAGTGTAAATGAACTTATGAAGCCTTATGCTCAAAGACCTATATATAATACCAGTGGAAATTTGATTAGAGCAGGTAAAGAAAGTAAAGGGGTATCAAGAGAGCAATTTATATCTCAAGAGTTAACTCCATCTGTTTATACATCAAATATCTTACAAGCTCAAGAAAAAGGTGTTCAGGTAACTAATGAACAAGCTGCTAAATTTAGTCAAGCAATGAATTTAATTACATCAGATATTTTGCTTTCTGATGATCAATTTAAAATTTTAAAAGAACCAGAACTTGCAAAAGCTTATGATATAGCAATGCAAAAAGCAATAGAAGTTTTTTCTGCAATGGCACAAAATGGAGAAAAAGATGCAGCAGAAATGCTTAAACTTGCAATAGCTTTTCAAGAATTAAGAAATTCTACAACGCTTGAAATAACTGGCCCACTATCAACAATGGGAATTAAAGGTGGCGGAAGCAGTGGAGCTACACAAATTAGAAGTGCTGCTTTTCCAGGAATTTCCACATATGAAAAATCTGGAGGAACTAGAGCAGAAATATCGGCAATGTCAGATAAAATTAAATCTGCAGGAGGAGCAATTGATCAAGCATTTGCTGATGCAATATTTTCTGAAAGACAATTAATTGTAGATGCTACAGGAAAAGTTGCTGTAGAAGCAGGTAAAGAATTTACAACGCAAATGCAAACAACAATTAAAGATAGTGCCCCTGCAATAACAGCAGCTGTGGGGTCAAGCTTAGAAGGTGCAAGCGTAGAAGCAGCAGTAGCTGGAGAAACAGCAGGACTTTCATTTATAGAAAAAATGAAGGGCAAGCTTACAAGTAATAAAGGCATGGGTATGGGCTTAATGCTCGGAGGTACCATGCTCGGTCAAACAATGTCTGGAAGTAAAAACCAAACGGTAAATACTTTAGGCACTGGAGTTACTATGGGTGCAAATGCTGCAGGTATTGCTATGATGATGGGTCCAGAAATTGCAGCAATGGCAGGTCCAATTGCTTTAGGTGTGGCGGGAGTAGCAATAGCTACTAAAGAACTTATTAAGTACATGGATGATGTTAAAGCTCATAATGCAGAAGTAGCAGCATCATTTAAGCCAAGCTCAAGTGCTCTGTCAGTGTATGGCGGAACAATGCTTACTGCTACACAAGCAGTGTATAACTTTAATTCAGCAAATAAAGAATCTGCTTCAGTATTAAGTCAAACTGCAAAAGATGTTGCAGCAATTGGAAAGCTTGGCTCATCAGATGCATTAAAGCAAGTTGGAGATTTACTAAAAGGTGGGACTACTGCAAAAGGTGTTATTGGAACAGCAGAACAGTTCGCAGCAGCACAAGTAGCAAGCGGTATGGATCCAAAAGCTGTATCTCAAATGGTGACAGACCTCTTGACATATTCTGGACAAACACAATATCTAAGTACAGCCTTAAAAGAAATCACAAAAAATACTCAAGATATGTCAACAGCTACTACAACTTGGCTTAATAAATTAAAAAATACTGATGATGCTAACATACTTACTTCTACAACATATAAGGGTATGTCTGCTGCACAAAAAGCATATGCTGATGGATTACTTTCAACAGTAAATATAATTTCTTCTGCAGATACTCCATTTCAAACAGTTATAGATAAACTAAAAGCACTTAGTGCTTCTAGCGATAATACTGGAGTTGCAGTAAGTAGCTTTGCTTTAGCTTTAAAAAATTCAGGTGCAGATGCAGCAAGTGTTGCTGAAGCTTATAATTTAGTTTCAATGGGTATTACCAATATGGGCACTGCTGCAACAGTTTACATGTTAAATGCTGCAGGATTTAAAGTAGATGCAAAAACTGCAACAGGACTAACTCAACAATTAAAAACTGTTATCCCTGACTATGTAACAAATAAGCAAAAAGAAGATGAGGCTGCTGCAGCTAAAAAAGTTGCTGATGATCAAGCACAGTTAGCTAAAGATAAAAAAGCTGCTGAAGATGCAAATTCTACAGCAGCAACTCAAACTAAAGCTCAAAAAGATGCTGTTGCTGCTTTGGGTGCAGAAGAAGCAAAGAATTATTTTGCAGCAAAAAATCAAGTAAAAGTTCTTGATGCTAATTTAGCATTACAAAAGCAAATAACATCAGAATTACAAGCACAACAACAGTACCAGTTATCTGAAGCACAAATAGATAGTCAGATTAGAACCGCTGTTGCTGGCGGTGATTTTATGCAAGCATCATTATTAAGACAACAAAAATCTGCAGATACATCAAAGTATAATGGTGATACTCAAAATCAACAAATGCAAGATAAGATTGATAATCTAAATGCACAAATTGCCATTGATGAAGAAAAAATATCTGCTTTACAAACTAATAATTCTAATGTTGCTTCTGCAACTGCATCAGATCAAGCAACCTTAACACTTGATCAAGCTTCTCTTAATGCAATTAAAAATGCAGGCTCTGATAAAAATATGACAACTCAAATAAACGAGTTGTTTAAATCATCTGGTCTTGATTTTAAAGTTTTTTATGACAAAAACCATGTAATGCATGTTGCTATTGATAGTTCAATACCAATAACAGTTGGAGGTGCACAAGCACCTTCAGGATCAGCAAATAATGCTATACCATTTGATGCAAACACTTATAAAAAAACATTGGATACTGTTACAAAAAAATCTGGACAAGATTATGATCAAAGTTTAAAAAATTGGAATGCAAGTGATTATGGTGGTGCTGATACTACACGTCAAGGTGTAAAAACTTTTGTACAAGCAAAAGGTATAAAAGATGGTCAATCTTTTAGTATTACTCAAAATGGAAAAATCTATGAATTTATTATGGGCAAAGACCCCGCAACTGGAGTAGGAACAAACGGTAATATTACTTTAGTCTCTACAGGAAATGCTGGTCAAGTTTGGAATGGCTCATCATGGGTAACTCCTAAGCCAGTAACAACTAAAGCAACAGGTGGTCATATTACAGGACCAGGAACTGGGACATCTGATTCAATTCCCGCCTATCTTTCAAATGGTGAATTTGTTACTAAAGCTGCATCAGTTAATAAATATGGCGTAAACTTTATGAATGCTATAAATACAGGAACTTATAACCCATCATTTCCAAATGTTGGATCTATGACAAATCCACTGGTTTCTGGTACAATGGGTGGTAGCAATACATATAATATTACAGTAAATGCGGGTTCTAATGCAAGTGCTGATGATATTGCTAAGACAGTTCTGAACACAATTCAAAGAGCACAAAAAATGACAAGCACTAATAGAAAGGTATCAGTATGAGCTTAATAGCAGCAATACAAGTATCTTTAGATAATATTACATGGTATAATCTTTCTGAGCATAATCGTTCTCCTATTTCAACGGGATATGAAACAATTGAAAAAATGGAAAGAATGTCTAATGGAACTATGCGTAAATATATTATTGCTAATAAAAGAAAGATATCTACTGATTGGAAAGACTTGCCATCTTTAAACTCTAACTTAGTTGATTATACTCCAACTAATGCTGTTTTTGGGTCTGCTTGGCTTAAATCCTTTTATGAAGGAAATGTATTTAATCCAATATACATTAAATTGTTTTATGCAAAAACTGATATTGCTAGTTCTGGTTTGTATCCAACTGATTCAACATATACAGATTCATTTACAACGATAGGTCAAGTTTTAAGAGTATATATAACTGCATTTACTCATGATGTTACAAAAAGAAGAATTGGAAGTACAGGCAATGTTACAAGTGGAGCACAACAAACTCCCACTGGATATGACTATGCAAATG